CTGTTCTACATACTACAAAACTCTGTAAACCGTGGCATCAACATCTGGCTACAAGAAGTAGTCGTTATGGGTGCACAGACAAACCAGCAAGTTCTTCCTATGCCAACCAACTGCGTTGACGTGTTGGAAGCTAACTGGATCTACATTGTTAACCCAACATTCTCACAAACTCTTCCGGTTACTAACCCAGCTGTCTACACGCTGTTTGACCAAACTGGTAACGCAGACTTAAACCAACACGCAACAACTACCCTACCTGCCAACTACTTTGGCGCGGCTTACTCTCAGGCTACGAGGTTATTCTATGTGGGATTTAATGCTTATGCTCCTAGTGGCAGTGCTACTTACGATCTTGATTTTCAAGTAAGTACAGACGGTGTCACATGGGAAACTTGGGAATCATTCCCGTCAGTAACACTAGCTGATAGACAATGGCAATACTATGGTATTAACACAACCCAAAGTTTTAACTATTATCGCCTATCTAATCGTAATAGTGGTAGTACTTATTCTCTTCGCGCTCTACAGTTCGCCCAATCGCAACAAGTAATCCCGATGGCAAGACTTAACCGTACTGATTACTTTTCGTTACCTAATAAACAATTCCCAAGCCAGCGTTCACTACAGTATTGGTTTAATCGTCAAATAGATCCAGAGATGTATCTATGGCCTGTGCCGAACAACAACTTCCAAGCGTTCTCTATGATCTTGGAATGTCAGCCACAAGATGTTGGCTCATTGACAGACAACCTGTATATGCCGGATCGTGCATTAAACTATTTCCAAGCTGCTTTGTCCCACAAACTGGCACTTCAATTACCTAGCACTGATCTAAATCGTGTTCAGTATTTGGAACAACAAGCATTGGCGGCACGTCAAGAATTTGAAGATGAAGATCGTGACAAGTCACCCATCTACTTCCAACCTAACATAAGCTACTATACACGATGAGCGTAATAATGACTTACGACAGCCTTGTGCTGAACGTGCAGCAGTACATGGAACGTAATGATCCAGACTTCATTGCGCAGATACCAAACCTAATTGCATTGGCAGAGTCATCGATTGCTGCAGAGCTTAAGACTTACATGCAGCTTATTGTAGTAGAGACAAACCTAGCAACTAATCAAACAGTTTTAAACAAACCAGCTCGCTGGCGAAAGACTGTGTCCATGAAGGTAAATGGCCAGCCTGTTGTAATGCGTAGCCAAGACTACATAGCTCAATATCTATCTGAATCAACCGGTGGGCAGCCACAGTTCTATGCTGAGTATGACTATAGTAACTGGAACTTTGCACCACAACCAGACCAAGCATACCCAGTGGAAATTATCTACTACGCTGAGGTACAGCCATTAGATTCTTCTAACCAACAAAACCTATGGACAGCTATTGCACCACAGGCTATGTTATACGGTGCCTTGTTGCAAGCACAGGGCTACTTAAAAGCGCTTGACAAGTTGCCGGTGTGGAAATCATACTATACAGACGCAATTACAGCGCTGAAAAAAGAAGACAACTCACGTCGCATAGATCGCAACACTACAATTCAAGAGCCTTAATATATGACCACACCAGTATACGTCTCACCCTTCACAGGCACAGTGGTAACAGCCACCGATGTGTCATACTTTGCACTCGCTTTTAGTTCAGACACACAACTATATTGGCCTAGTACAGTTAACAGTAGTGAGACACCTGCCGCGCGCATTATTGATTGCGTCGCCTCCGTTTCTGGACTTGTTATTAGTCTTCCACAGGGTAACCAGGGAACACTAGGCGCCGACATTTTATTTCGTAACCTAGGTGCCCAGGCTTTTACTATTACTGACTATGTTGGTGGTGGCTCGTTTACAGTACCGGTTGGTATCTCTAAATATGTTTACTTAACAGACAACACAACTGACGCAGGTATTTGGCAAAATGTTACCTTTGCAGCCGGCACATCATACGCCGATGCGTCTACGTTGGCCGGCGCCGGTTTAACTACCGTAACTGGTAAATTAGCGACAACACAAAACCCAATTGACGTAACAACCACCCCAGTTATTAATGACCTTAGCCGTGCGGCTACGTTTGTATGGAACAGTGGCGTTGGCTCATTTGAATTACCAACAATTTCTAGTTTATCTGCTGGTTGGTATATTGGCTTTCGTAATAATGGAACTGGCTCTTTAACAATAACACCAACATCGCCGGATACAATTAATGGCCTAACAACCATTACAGCAAATCCGGGTGACTCTGGTTTTATCATGCTGGATACAAACAGTGGTGGCTTTGTTACAGTTGGTTTAGCTCCAGCAAACAATGTAACTTTTACTGCAGCAACGTACGACGTAGATACTATTCCAGGTAACACGTTTAGTCTGACATCTTTTGCACCAATTATTCAGACATACATTGCCCAGTCTGGTACACGCACCCATACACTAGCAGTAACTTTGCCCGCTATTACACAGATTTATATTCTGGTTAATAACACAAATCAAACTGGTTATAACATAACGTTCCAAAACCAGGGTAGCTCACAGCCACCTATTATTTTGTCCGCGGGAAATGTATTAACTGTTCTTAGTGATGGACTAAATCTCTATCCATTAACCACAGCCTCAACTGGTTTGTTCTACGCAGCCAATGGTACTGCTTCTCTTCCATCATACTCTTTTGTTAATGATACCTCTACGGGTATGTATCTTGTTGGTACATCCATTCTTGGTCTAACAGCCAATGGTAATCAAATTGCTCAACTAGACAACTCAAACCTATCTGCGCCATTGATGACTATAAACGCAACACTTAATGCACAACTGATACCTGGTGGGACGTTCTAAATGGCGGCTGATAATCAGCAACAGGATAACTCACAGTACACCTCGATTTATTCCCTTGCAGTTCCTGCAGGAATTAAACGGGATGGTACTCAGTTTCAAAACGACCAATACACCGACGGTGTATGGTGTCGCTTTCAGCGCGGTGACGCCAAGAAAATTGGTGGATATCGCACACTGTTTCAAAGCCTAGTTGGTATTTACCGTGGAATGGTCTCACAACCATTTAACGGCGTTAACTATATTTTTGCTGGTAACTACCAAGAGCTAGACGTATTTACTACCGGTACAACATACGGTGTTGGTAGTGGGCCATTTATGGCAAACATTTTACCTGGAACTGTATATTTTCCGTTAGTATCAAACACAACAACAACGTTTGTTATTGCCGGTAATGTAACGTCATCTTTTCCAACTGGTACTAAGGTTATCTTTAGTCAGACTGGCACTCCCACTGTTTATACAACAAGCACGGCAACTTATACATCCCCAAACACTACGGTAAATATTAGTAGTGGAACTATTTCTGGCACCCCAACTAAAGTCTGGCTAGATAATACACCAGTGTTTGTAGGCGATGTAGATCTTCAAGCAGAACCATCTATTGGCAACTACCGAGTTACTTGGCAGTTTGATGCCATATTTAGCCCAGCGGGCGGAAATCTTCAAGTATTAGCACACCCTGGGTACAACTTACAGAACATCGACAATGGTGTTGTAAGTCAAGTACTGATTGGAAACATTACGCCGGACTCAACAGATACTTGGAACTTCTCTGGTTTATCTGATAGTGCCGGACAAAACCCAACATACAAACCAATTAGCATCGATGGTGGTGTTTGTGTATTGTACCCATTTATATTTGTGTATGGATCCAGTGGATATATTGCAAACAATAATGTTAGCAGCACATACTCCAGTCAGACTCCTTATGATTGGAATGGCCCATTTGCCAACCAAGTAAACGTAGCCTCTTCCAAGATTGTTAAGGGGTTACCAATGCGTGGTGGTACTAACTCACCATCTGGTTTGTTTTGGGCAACTGACTCACTAATTCGTGTCTCCTTTAATTCGCAGGCAACTTCGCTTTACTGGACTTATGATATTATTTCCAGCCAAATTTCTATTATGTCTTCTAATGCAGTTGTGGAGATGGATGGTATTTATTTCTGGATGGGTGTTGACCGTTTTTATCTATATAACGGTTCAGTACAAGTATTACCAAATGACAAGAACGTTAACTGGTTGTTTAATAACTTAAACTATGAACAACGTCAAAAAGTTTGGGCTACTAAAATTCCACGGTACAACGAAATTTGGTTTTTTTATCCCCGCGGTACAGCAACAGAGTGCACTGATGCAATCATTTACAATGTAAAAGATAAAATCTGGTACGACGCTGGATCTGCTATCGGATCACAGCGCTCATGTGGTTATACTACTGAGTTGTTTCCAACACCTATTTGGGCTGATTGGAACTATACACCCGTTTTTAGTGTGCCATTTAATATTATTGCACACCCAGCAAGTTTACCTGCACCAAATGCAAACCAATTTTATTTGGATGGTAACCAGACAATCACGTTTAGTCCAGGGGATTCTGTTTCATTTTCAACGGTTGGCACGTTTAATAAAACATACATTATTTCAAATAGTGTAAACATTTTTAACACAACTATTGGAACCCCTGGAGTGACTAGGGTGACAGTTACAGAAAACTTTGTACCAAGCCCAACAGTTGGTGAGACTGTGTATTTTGTTGCCGGTGGGTTTAATATTTGGCAGCATGAGTATGGTTTAAATCAAGTTGGATTATCAGGAGAAACCGCGGTATATTCTAGTATTACAACCAGTGATATTAGCTGGCTAACCGGTACACCAAGTCAAGAAGGTTTAGTTGGTGTAAATCGTCGTATGCACCTGCGCCGAGTTGAGCCAAACTTTTTGCAATCTGGCACAATAGCGATGAACATTTTAGGTCGCAAGTTTGCTTCTGGCCCGTATGAAGAGACATCTGGCCCATACTACTTTGATCCTGACACAGGAAAAATTGACCTTCGTGTTGAGCATCGTTTACTCCGTCTTCAGTTTATATCTAATACCATTGACGGTAATTTTGAGATGGGTAGAAATCTGATTACAGCAGAGTTCGGGGACGAAAGGCCTTAGTATGCCAAGGCCGTTGTTTCAGCAGTTTTTCCCTTGTCTGCCAGATTATATGACGTGGGAAGACTGGAACGGAAATTTGGCTATTTATTATGGTCAAAAGAATATTGAGTTTTCTGTCGAAGAAGACTGGAAGTATGGTGCCATGAACATTGTACAATCTGAAACATTTGGAACTTATCCAGTGCCATCTCCGGATACCTATGAAACATGGCAAGAGTGGGCCAAAGATTTTACAGAAATAATTAACGGTATAAGCCATTGATTTAGGGCGTAAAAGCCCTATTTTTTGCATTAATATAAGTAGGAAGATAACCCAAGGAAATCATCATGCACGGACAACAAACACTCAAGCATTTAAACGAACAGGCCGTTGCTCAGGCTATTTTGGCTAAACACAGCAAGGATCAAATTGATCCAGTGTTCCAAAAGGCTGTAGAAGAGGCGCTGGCGGCTAAGGCTCAAGCTAAGTAATTAGCATGACCCCGTCTGAGATCATTACTCAAGAGGCAAAAAAAGTCGGCTATGATGCCGATGTTATGCTTCGTAAAGTTAATAAATTGGTATCTGGTAAGGCCGCCATTTTATTGCAAAATAATGACTCACTGTTATTATTAATTAACATTGCTAAAAACACTGTTGAGCTTCACCTTTTTACACAAGACTCACCCACAGCTTTATTAAGCTCATTAAAATATTTTGTTCAAAAAATTAAAGCGTCTGACATTAAAACTGTTTATGGC